GGACGAAAGCTCAAGTTGAGAAAGCAGTTCGTAATATTACTGAGCCCGCACCTAAGACCTCCAAAGGTTTGGCCCACCCATTCTTTCGATCAGTGATCAAAGAATTTAGACGTGGTGCGAAATCAAAGGGACTTATCGAGAAACCGAAGAAGGGTGGTTGGAGCTTGGATTACTCTAAGTATCCAGTTTCACTACTCAACGGAACTAGCTACTACCATCATAGTAGTACGCAAAAACCCAACTGGTATCGAAAGAGACCATATGGGCTGTTCGCGTTGTCGTGGGCTACCAACGATTGGTACCCCCCCGGATTCGACGGTCCTATCCTAAACGCACTTGGTGACCAGTTTATTAACTGGGATCTAGGTATGTCTAGGAGAGGTACGTCCCCTGCCAGGGTTAGTCTCCTGCAAGAACAAGGATGCAAGGCAAGGGTGGTTACTCAACCATCCGCAAAAACACAATATGTGTTTCTGCCCCTGCATGACAAGCTCATGCGGGTCATCAATGTGATGTACCCAAAGGAGAATTGCATACAGGATCAACAGAAAGGCATGTACCTTGTTCGTGACCACTTAGAGAAGGGTCACCAGGTTTACTCTGTAGACCTGTCTGCTGCCACTGACAGATTTCCCCGTTCCTTTAGTATCGAACTTTTGAAGGAGCTTGGGCTCTCTGACTATGCGTCAGGGCTCGAGTGGCTATGTCAACAAGACTTTGACACAGACTTAACTCCCTCTCATAAGATACGATACCAGGTCGGGCAACCTATGGGTCTGTATGGTTCTTTCCCTCTGTTTGACCTATCCAACTTGGTTATTGCTGATTACTGCAGTTTTGCAGCCCAGCAACCACAGATGGTGGCCAAATACGGAAAGCCCGTACCCTTTGCAAATGGTGTGTTCTTCGCCGTTGTTGGCGATGACATAGTTCTGTCAGACAGAGGTCCGGCAGAACTTTACCAAGTTGCAATGAGGACCCTTGGTGTGCAAATCTCAGTTTCTAAGTCCTTTGCGGGCAAAGTTGCTGAGTTTGCAGGTTTTGTGGCTGTACCGTCTAACAAAGGATATACCTGCTACAGACCTTATAAGGTCCCAGCAGGCTCCAAGATCCGAAATGGTGTAGAATTTCTACACTCATTAGGAATCAAGGCATCCAAAGTTAAACCGTACTGGGGTAAGAGATTTGTGGAATACGCCCTCACATTGGGTCAGAGAGACTTATCACTTTCTCCCTTGATCCGTGAGCGTGACGAATTTCCGCCTGCTTACTCTAAAGTAAGTAGCTCCTACCTGAACTCACTGTTTAACGTAGTGTACACGAATGAGAACGCGTACTCTCCGTTCAGTAAGGTCCCGCAAACCGAATCTTATGCGGAATCGGTTCGCAACGTTGCGCCTGTCCTTGACAGACGTGACATGAACTTCTTCAAGCTGGAGGATTATTGGAGTGAGCATGCTAAGGATAAGCATGTGTTACCCGGCAAACCCTCTAACCAGATCAGTAGTGATCCGTTGCTCAAAGCAGCCCGGAAG